CCCTAATATTTGATCAGCGTGTGTGTGCAGGTGGCACACCGTGTGTACGTCCGGGTTTCGTGAATATTACCGAGTTGAACTTAACCACTTTAACAGTGGGGTATTACGAGGGTTGGATAGACCGGCCAAGGTCTCTTCTCCGTAGAGGTACTGACATCCAGGGTACACTGGACCACATCCTTCCTCCTCATTCACTTGCCATGACAGCACTGTGTTGGTTGTATTTGCAGGCACAGGAACATCTTTTCCTGATTTAGCCGCCCGCCCTCACATTAGAGGCTCGTTCAATGGTTAGTTTTGCGAAATTGTTACGTCGGTCTCCGTCGTCGTACCAGTCCACGTTCCCGCTGGGAATGTGATGGTCGCCGACGCTTGGGGATCAGAAATTACTACAGTCGTGAGATAAAATGCAGCGGTTGTTGAAGCCGTTGCACCAGTGACAACCGTACGAAAGTACGTTGCGTTGCCATAAGCGTTGAAATTCGGCACCACGCAGCTTGTGACTACGGGGTTACCTGAGAGGTCTACTGCTGTAAAGCTACCCAGAATGCGGACAGAAATTGTAAAACTGCCCACAGCTCCCTTTGGGAACGTGATCGTGTTGGCGCTTAGTGCGACCGGCAAACTACCAGTCAGCACCGCAGAAGTACCAGTAAACCAATTACCGGCACTTGGAGTTAAACAACCATATAGCGCTGACGCTACAGGGTCGTTGGCAGCACTGTAAACAACAGGCTTGCGCAACTCCACCTCATATGTGACCCAGAGATCCCCTAGCACATTGCCGTCCGCCTGTTGACCACTAGTGGCAACAACAGTTCGACCTAAGTCGTAGAACAGCACATTATCGCCTGCCGGTACAGCACCGGTGCGAATGTATTGAGTCTTAAAGGGGTTTTGCTCTGGCGCACACTCGATTGGATGGCAGAACGCCTCATCTGGGGCGCCCTCGCTCGACCAATATTCATTGAGCATTTCAACTTTGCTAGCAGGGTTCAGATCGCTAGCTCTATAGCTGGTTTGTATCATGACAGAACCCAAAGCAGGGTTCGTGCCATTAATGGCCGACCCACTGGTCGGCACGTAATGGTACACCACTCCCTTAAAGGAGTACTCCTGGAACTGCGTGGCAATACCACTCAGCCAGGGAAATGTGTATTTCTGACCGGGATTGAGGCTGTATGCTTGTTGCGTGGTAAACGCAACCGATCCCTTTACCTCACCCAAATATTCTTTATGGCGGATTACCACCATCTGACCTTCCTTATGCATCATCGGGATTGAATCTGAACTGTTCAAACTCCTCTGCATGATGGAATTGCTCTTTAGTGTGTAGTCACCGGACCCCAACCATTTACTGATCGAAGCGCCGATTCCTCGCCCAGCAGATCCACCTGCAGCGGACTGTCCAAATAGACTGCCTACTGCGGATCCACCGAGCCCACCAAGTGCACGCAATGCGGCACCGAGCCGTGTCCGTTCCTTCTCGCTCTTCTGTTTCGGACGCACCGTGATGCGCCCCTTCTGCTTTCGTCGTGTGTTCATTAGATATCTTTTGTTTGGCGTTAAATCTAATTAACCGGGCAAACCAACAATGTGATAGGGGCTAAAGGCTCCTCCGCCTTCTCCATCGCCCCGTCTCCCAACACCGTCTGTCCAAATGTTGTGCCTAATGTCCACTCGTCGTAATGCGATTCCAATAGTCGCTGTTCCTGTGGTGTAATACCCCATGCCGAACAGAAAGACAATCTTGTCTCCTCTGTCGGCTCATTGTATATGAACTCTCTGCTGGTGGTACGGGACGTCTGTCCCTGCATTCTTTCCACCATCCGCTTACTGCAACGAAGACCATTACGCCTCATCGCCCTCGCGAATGCGCCCATTACGGGTACGCCGGAAGCAAGGTGTCCCTCGCATATCCCTACAGATGTCATCCACTTTCTCAACCCTTTCATCGTGCCAACCGGTTGCAAGCACATGCTTGACTTTATCACGTTGGTCATTGGATTCCGCACCATCGTCCACTGTCCATCTACTAGGACTGGTTTCGATTGGCAGAACTCCACGCCCTCTATTACGTGAACCGGTTCTTCCATAACCATTCTGAACCCCTTGGCTCTGTAGTACTCAACCTGGCCACACAGCCAGTGTTCCAAATCCTCGTGCTCTAGGAAGGAGACACAATCGTCTCCGTTATTCGCTAGCGCAACGCGTGTTCCTGCCCGTTGGGACCACGCATAGGATATGGCGCACATAATCAGGCAATTGCCCAAAGATGTGTTTAAGTCTCCAGATGCTCTTGTTCCGCGCATCTTAAACAGCAATTTGCCGTCATCGAAATACGCGGTGCCTTGGTTGTCAAGCTGTCTGCTCAACAACCACGCAAGTTCATGGAAATGGGTATCCTCTGGGCAGGTTTTAAGACCCTCACCCTGTACAGCTCTGTAAGCTGCAAGACACTCCGAAGCGTCACCGTCAAAATACGGCAACAGGTAGAATAGGTGCTCGAATTCGAGCGCCTCTCGCGCCACATGCATATCGAACTTGGAGGCATCCCCCCCAACAGCCAAGGGT